TTAGTCTGGACAGGAGCAATAGTCGGGCGTCCTTTTGTTGATGAGCCAAACGAGCAGAATAGACCACCGCAAATAAAAGGTGATCCGAAAGCCGTACAAAATCCTCGCCCATTTGGGATAGAGACCCCGCAAGGCCCTGAGGCAACTGGTAATAGCTCGCCTGTTATTTTAGAAGATATCAACTTTACAAGTGATGATATACCTCCTGTTTTACCTGATTTTGCCGGTCAGAGTGTTAGCAATATAGACGCACGAGAGCGTTTGGAATCGTTGCACCAAATTAAGTTCTAAAGTAATGGCTAATAATTTTAATCCGGGTTTTGATAGAGAAAAAGCAGCTTTTATAGCGCTAGCTAATAGAGGTGAAGGACTCACTCCAATTAACTATTTATATGCAAAAGAGGCTAGTTTTGAAAGTATTTTGTCTCCTGTTATTACCGGCGGTACTGCTGAGCTTTATACAATATATGCAACCGGTATTAACTCTGCGAGCATCACTAATACTGAAGATATTATTACTAATAGGCTAAAATGGAGTAATCCTTCTAATGATTATTATGTCGGCTTTACCGCCGGTAATCTAACCGGGAACACCATCTGGAGATTACCGCTGCAGGATGGAACTGACGGGCAAGTACTAGCAACAAATGGCAATGGTATTCTATCGTTTATCGATGCCAGCGGAGGATCAGCACCAAAGGATGCTACATATATCTTGCAGCAACCAAGTATCGATCTTCCAAACGCTCAAGCCTTAAATCAGCTAAATAATGGTTTAATGAAGAACAATGACGGTGTTATACAAATTGCTATCCCTGGAGAAGATTATTTAAGTACCGCCTTGCCTTCAGGTCAATTATTTATAGGTAATAGTTCAAATATTGCCACAGCGCAGCAAACCATTACCATTGATAACCTACCAAATTTAGGAACTACAAGCATTAACGTGCCTAATCCTCTTGATCCGATTAACCCTATTACAATTTCAGGAGGTAAAATCTGGCACGGCACTGATAGCAACAGACCGGAAGAATCTGATGCCTTATTAGTGTTAGAAGGAGATATTGCCTTAATTAATTTCAGGTTTTTTAGCGCTAATTTTATTCTTGGAAAAGGTAACAGCGTACTACAAACATTAATGCCGGGTTCACAATTTCTATCAAATCTCCCTAGCGGTTCCTGGATGCAGACAAGCAGCGCAGGAACAGGAGCGATCGTAGCAGCTACCATCCTAGAGAATCAACTATTGATGGGTGGTTTAAATAACGTGCCGGAAGCACGGCAAACTATAAATATTGCAAATCTACCCTCCTTAACTGATGGGAGGGTCTGGCAAGGGGACGCAGCAAATAGACCGGTAGAAGTCCAATTAAACCTTGCTCCAACCGATGCTACTTACATAATAAAAACTCCGAATGTCAATTTACCTGAAGCACAGGTTTTAGAGGAACTAGGGATAGGAATGGCCAAGATTGTTGCCGGCGGAGCTTTTGCAATTGCAATTGCCGGCGAGGATTATGCAACTATTCAGCAGTTAGAAGAAATAGAGCAGCAATGCCAGCAGTATGCAGAGCAAGCGGCGACATCAGCAGAGGAGGCGGCGTTATCAGCAGAAGAAGCAGCAGCGTCAGCAGCAGAGGCATCAGGGTCAGCGGTAGAAGCTACGGCTGCGGCGGCAGAAGCTACGGCAGCAGCAGCAGAGGCTACGGCGGCGGCAGTAGAAGCATCGGCGGCGGCAGTAGAAGCATCAGGGTCAGCGGTAGAAGCTACGGCTGCCGCTGCTGCAGCTACTGTTTCTGCTTTAGCTGCGGGAATTTCAGCAACTAGTGCATCAAGTTCGGCTTCTGATGCTCAGCAGTCGGCAAATAGTGCCGCAAATTCTTCCTCAAATGCCGCTGCTTCTGCTTCTAACGCTAACATTTCCGCTGATAACGCAGCAAACAGCGCAAACGAAGCTCAAGCCTATTTAAACACCCTTTTAAATACCGGATTAACTCTGCAGGGAGACGTAAGCGGTGGTGGCTTATTAAGTATGCCGATTGTTACTACGTTTAAACCTAATCCGGTATTTACCGGTAACAGCTCAATGACTATGCCGGCAGGTAACAGCATGCAAAGACCGAATGCGCTAATTCCTGGAATGATCAGGTTTAACACTTCACTTTGATTTTATGGTAAAATTTATTAAGAAAAATAAAAGAGAAAACATGAGCAATAACTTAAATGACCATAACCTAAAAGCGCCATTACCGACACCTACCGGAAAACCTGAATTTACCGATGGAATAAACTGGTTTACTTTAGCAACTGAAGATTGGGTGTTAAATAACATTGCTACGATACCTGCCTGTTTAGTAGGAACTATTAGTAATTTAACAGCTATTTATGCAAATGGTACTAATGGGACGGGAGCTACTTTAACTAATTCAGGAACGCAAACCGCACTTGTTATTGATGGAGTTGCTTTAGCTGAAGGTAATAGAGTCCTAGTTAAAGATCAGACAGCTGCTTTGCAAAACGGAATATATATAGTAACTAATATCGGTTCTACTACAACTAACTGGGTATTAACAAGAGCTGCCGACTTTGATTCTCCGTCTCAAATGGTTAGAGGTGATGTAATTAACATAATTAGCGGAACAGTAAATGCCGTAACTGCTTGGATGCTTACCGGAGCCGTTGCAACTGTCGGTACGGATAACATTGTTTTTGCCGAATTATCGGAAAACAATATTGTAAGCATTGAGGGCAGCGCTAATCAAATAATAGTTACTGTAAATAATAACATAGCCACAATTAGCATTGCACCTAATCCTATTATACCAGGTAATGCAGGTATTACAATGCCTGGCGGCTCTACATCCGAGCGTCCTAACAATCCATTACCCGGTACTTTAAGATTTAATACAGAAATTTAAAATGAGCAAAAATAAAAGAATATTAACAAAACAAAAACCACAAGCTCAGCAAATTGTTAAGCTCGAGTATTATGATGGAGTAACGTGGCAGACTCTTAGCGATGAAAGTTACGTAGAAGATAAATCATTGCAAATATGTTGGGATTTATTAAACGATGATACGGAGGTAATATGGCAACCACTGTAATTGTCGGAGGTATAAAACCGAATTTAAAAATCTTAGGAGATACACAAAGATTTTTATTTGAATATCCTAATGGAATTTTGAGATTAGAAAATATATTACCGATAGAATCTAATGTCATTAATTTAGACCTCGATCTACTCAATATTCAGGAGAAGGGATATAGAGCAGGTTTTTTTTCTGACTCTAGTAATATTAATGGGACGTTTCATTTAAGTTCTCTAGAATATCAACAAAATCAGCAAAATTCCGGTATAATTGGAAGTTTTTTAATGACTTTTAATGAAAACAGTTCGGATCAATTTTTATTCTATAAAAATATAAATGTTAATAATAACAGAATCTCTAATGTTGCGACTCCTGACGCAGACACAGACGCCGCTAACAAGATATTCGTAGTAGAGTACGTAAACTCTGTTTTACCGGTCAATACTGTTTCTTTATTAGGTGATATTACGGGGTCAGGAGTAACAGGAACACCTATCAATACTTCTTTAAGCAATGTGATTAATAAAACTACAAATCAGATTTTTAATTATACCGCTACCGGAAGTACTGCTGCAAGCTTTGATTTTGATTTAACTATTCCTAATAGTGCTAATCAAACCATGAAACTCCGAATGAATAGGGCTAATACTGGTAATGGAGCTGGTTATGAATTTCAGTTTTATGCACCAACAAATGGAATAGATACTCTTACTTTTGGTTATAATTCAGGTAGTCAGTTCGGGGCTATCTATTCTATGGCTAATAATGCACAGGTTATTAATTATAACTATGCACTCAATATCAACGACTCAGGCAATTATAAACCTTACAGCGGGAGTTACGGTTACCTTAATTCAAGCGGCAACACGGGAACAGCATCAGGGCAGAATCCTTATTCAATTAACTGCAATAATAGAGTCAAAGCTTCCGAGTTTGATTCCGTTTCTTCTATTAAAACCAAAAATATTGAATCTTCAAGCAAAGATATAGAAGAGGAAGCGTTAAAGATATTTAGTAAAATACCTTTCTTTAAATACAGTTATAAAGATAAAATTAAAAATGGTGAGGGGGTAACTTTTGGGGTTATTGCCGAACCTTTAAAAGAGATTTTACCTGATTATGTCGTAGAGGACAAAAGTTTTGTCCCTAACATATTACAGTCTTGCCTAATTAAACCGATAACGGAATGTAGCTATGAATTGGTATTTAAAGAAAAATTAACCAACATTGAAGGGAGTAAACTACAGTTAATTTTACTTAATAAATCAGTTGAAGTAGAGATTTTAAAAACTACCCCAAAGCGGTTAATTATTTCCTGCTCTGAAAAACTACCGGGCAACGGGTTTGCTTACGGCACTTTTGAAACCTGCCCGTCAGTTACCAAAAATAAACTTTTTGAATTATCAATGGTAGTATTAAAAAACACCTTAAAACGTGTAGATATTCTTGAAAGAAAATTAAAAAAACTTAAAAGGTAAATATGACAATAGTAAATTTTGGATATGAAAAAAAGATTATAACTCCTGATGAATTATTATCTTTAAAAGAAGAGCCTTTTGTTATTTTAGATACAACGATTTTAAACTGTATCATTCCTCATAGAATCGGCATAAGAAAATTAAAAAATCTTGTGCCTTACAAGTGTCAAGGGGCAATCTTAAAAGTAATGCTTGGTGAACTTGTTTTTGGTGAAGTAAATACCATTGATTTTTTAGACATTTTAGAAGATCAATTTATCTTAATCAACGTCAATAACTGCAATCCTAAACCATATAAATCCGTATTAGGTTACCCTTTAACTTTAGTAAATGATGGAGAAGAGTTGTTAAACGGCGATGCTGTTTTGGAAATACATGTTTTTTATTCTGATATAGGACAAGAAAATTAACGATACCGGAAACATAAATTTATTATAACTTTACTAGGAGAAACAAAAATGAGCGTTCAAAATTTGCCAAATTTAAAAATCGTAACTCAAACCCAAGTTGATTTATTATATTTTAATAGTGTAGTAGCACAAGTGTTTAGCCAACCTTCTATTTATGCTTCTATACCATCAGATGTACAATGTGTTAATCAGAATGGTAGTTATTTATTCGGTTATTATAGCCCTGCTAATCCAGAAACGCAAAAAGCATGGTATCTAGCTTTACAGTCTTCAACAACACAAACTATTGAAGATAGTAATAATTTAATTGCACAAGTACCAGAAGGAGCGCCAAAAGGCTCTGATCTAATAACTATTCTTAACACTCTTATTACTGATTGTCATTCAATTCAAGCTTTAATACCTCCCTTAGAAACATTGTAAATATTATCTATAGAGACTTTGATGAAAATAGATAAAGTTCTTTCTTTTGATGGCGGCGGCATGAAAGGTTTATTTTCTGCTTATTTCATGAAATACTTTTGCCGTGATGCAGGCATACCAAGTAATCAGATATATAAATATTTTAATATTATAGCTGGGACTTCTATCGGAGGTATTCAGGCCTTAGCATATGCAAGCGGTTATAGTCCCGATGATATGATCGAGCTATTTTTAGCTCAACAGAATCCTTTAAACAACGGAAGTAACAACCCAAGTAGTATTTTTTATCCTCCTGTCTCAACATTGCAGAAAATAAATACCATTCTATATGGCGATCAAACATGGTATCAAAATACAAACTTAAAAGCCCTGCTAAATGCTAAATTTGGGCAAAGCAAAATGTTTCAGCTAAAAACTAATGTACTAATTCCTAGCGTTGAAATCTATACAACGCAAGTACCAGATGTCGGCACTGATGTTAAAGCTTATCGTCCGGTGTTATATTCAAATATAAAATTCAGAGGGCTCGAAGGTCAGAATTATCTAGTTCAAGACGTAGCTTTATCAACAAGCGCCGCTCCTATTTATTTTCCAGCAGTAAATATTCCGGAAGTTACTACTCCTGATTCTAAATTTATTGACGGAGGAGTATTCCAGAACAACCCCGCAGCATTATCATGGGCTTATAACAATGCTATTAATCCTTCTGCTAATCGTACTTGTATTCTATCGGTTGGTACGGGGCTTGGGACAATAGGATTATTTGATCCAGTACCAGTGCCGCCTCCTGAATCTATAAAAAAATATCTTAATGAGTTTAGAAATTTTTTATTGTTACATAAAAATTATACAACAGAAAAAACAGAAGAAATCGTTAATTCAATCCTTCCTGATTTTGAAAATGTTTATTTGTTACTTGATTTAATATCATTAGGAATAAGTGGACCGCAAGAGGCGATTAATAAAATCTTGGAATTATTATCTTTGTATGGCACTAAAATAAATAATCAGGATTTATTTTATTATCGTTTTAATACCATTTACGACTTAAACGAAGACACAGAACTTGATACTACTAATGCTGATTTTTTAAACTACATACAAACAGCAGCAGAGCAGCAATATCAACAGGACGCCATAAAGATACAGCAATTTATTCAAAAATGTAATTTTCAAAAATAATTACATTTATACGATTTTTAAGAGTTATAAGTACTTTGTGTTATAATAAAAAAGAAAAAGGAAACATATGGCAGACTTATCAAATATTACCGCTTTAAGTGGTCTTACTATTACCAGTGATCAAACCACCGGAACTAATAATCCTAACGCTACTTTTGCTTTTCCTAGTGTTACCACTACGCAGAGAGATAAACTAGAAAACGTTACTTCTTACGTAGTAAATAATGCTACATATAAGGTAAAACCTGGCACTGTGATTTTTAATATTACGACTGGTTTTTTACAAATTTTTGATTTTGTAAATAATGCTGGGATATGGCAAAACGTACTTTCAATAAATACAACTGCCACTGGAGCAGGTCTTACTAATGGAACACCTTTTGTATTTCCGTCCGGGCCGTCTACTTCCGTTGAAGTAGCCGTTAATCAGGTAAATGGTTTTACTTATTACGATACTACAAGCAACACGTTAAAAACTAGATTTAATGGAGGATGGAGAACTGTTACTACTGTTTAAAGTTAACAAATGAATTATACTACTCTCTTTAACCAGATTATAGCTTATGCCAATAGAGGAGGTAGCATTGAATTTGCTACCGCCATTCCCTATTTTATTGAGATGGGACAGCAAAAAATCTGGAAGGAGCTAAATACTCTTGGTTTTCAAAAGGCATTTGACGGTCAGTTTCAGGCAAATAATGCTAATATCTCAAAACCTCCCGATTGGCAGGAAACTATCTCTCTAAGCTATGGAACGACTGACTCTTTATTTACAAACAATGTAATTTTATTTCCAAGAAGCTATGAGTTCTGCATAAATTATTGGCCAAATAGCGATACTGCTACTATTGATAATCCACCGCTATTTTATGCCGATAAAATACAACCGAATATTAAGCCTTATGATAGAATTTTTATAAGCCCAACTCCTGCTCAAAATAATGTTTATCGGTTAATATATAATGGGCGACCCGACTTAATTACAAATGATAATCAAACCAATATCCTAACCGATTACTACCCTGATCTTCTATTTTATGCTGCTTTTTTAGAGGCTCTTATTTATTTAAAGGATGATCAGAGAATGCCTGTCTATACAAAATTATATCAGGAAAGCTTAACGTCTGCTAATAATTTGACCAAAGATCGTTACATCGATCGCAGTGTAAAAAGAGATATAGGGTAATTTATGGCTACGCAAAAACAGATGTTTCCTATTACCTATAAGCCTGGAATACTGCGTGATGGTTCATTTTTTCAAGGAAGTTACTGCACGCGGGGGCAATGGGTCAGGTTTTTTAGAGGCCAGCCTCAGAATATCGGTGGAATGAAAAATTATGTACTATATATACAGACTATACCTGAACTTCTACCGCCAAGCTCCACTCCAACCGCAGCTCTTATATACTATGATAGTGATGGGAATAAACACATTTTAGTCGGAGTTTCTCTTGTTACCCAGCAACATAAATATAGCCTAATAGATGCTACTTATAACACCGCTGGTTCTAACACCTTAACTTATTTTACAAAATTTCCTAATCCTACGAATACCTTGACACAATTTGTTGTAGTAACAAGCATCATTAATGCTATTCCAACAAAGGTAATATTGTGCTTAGGAATGAAAAACTACACAGATATTAACAGTAGCGAAGCAATTAGCGCTATTTTCGTGAAAAGGGAAATTGCAGTAGAGAATACAGCTTTTTATAAAACAACTTTTCCTGATTTTGTTTATCAGGAAGCAACAGGTGGAATGCTTTACGTTGGAAACAGATTATTTTACTACGGTAACAACGGACTTGTCAGGTGGTCTTCAATTGCCGCAGAAAAATCAGGGCAGCAGACAAGTTTACAAAAACCATTCCTGTTTTTTGAAGACAAATATTCTATCAATATTAGCACCGATAAAGTAATCTACGGCGCAGAATGGCGAGGAGGAACAAACTCGCCGACTATAATCTTCTGGACACTCGGCTCCGTTGTTCTTATTAGCAATACTACAGGTAGTAATAATCAGGTTATTGATGATCCTGATGACCTTTCTTTTAGTAAAAAAATATTATCAAGGGATAGCTCCATTTTATCTTCAAATAGCGTAGTTGAATATGACGGAATATTCTATTGGCCTGGAACACAAAGATTTTTTGTATTCAATGGCGTAGTTCTTCCACTTGAAAATAATCTTAATCGTCAGACTTTTTTTGATACTATTGATATGAGTAAGCGTCAGAGGGTCTTTGGTGTCAAAAATGTAAGCAGAGATGAAATATGGTGGTTCTACCCTGAAAAGGGGAAAGATGCTAATGTTGGATGCACCAGAGCCGTTATTTACAATGTTGTAGATAATACCTGGTATGATACGGATATAGAGCGAGCAGCCGGGTATTTTGATAATACTGGCGGTAACATGTATACTGTAGGAAAAAACTTGAGTCCTTACGAAGGTGATAATAACAGTTATGTCTGGCAACATGAAGTCGGAAACGATCAGGTCAATCTTTATAAAGCACCAGACCAGCAAACTAAAGCTATTCCTTCCTTCTTTACCACACCTATAATTTCTTATGCTACCTTTAATCCACAAAAACAGATAGCAGGAATTGATTACAACATAGGTATAGAAAGGATAGAGCCTAATATTGTCGGAACAAAAAAGATAAAGATGACTGTTAGTATCAATACGTATGAATATCCTGCAAGTACTCCTGTAACAACCACTTATGACCTTACTGAGGATGTAGAACTAGAGAGTATTATTAGACCTGCTATTAATGAACGCAAACAGGGGAGAAACATTAATTTTACTTTTAAATCAGAAGGTATCGGTTCCGGTTATCAGATGGGAACTACCTTTGTTTTAGCTGAAATAGATGATGGTAGACCATGATTAGCGTTTATCCCAAATATATTAACGTTAAATACTGGGCAGCTACTGTTTGCGATGATTATTCGGATTTCCCTCTTCCTGTGCTTCATGATGAAACAAAATGGGCAGCATGGGCAGAGAATTTAATAGGTATCGAGCCATTTGCAAATAGAGGAGTACCGAGTCCCTATAAGGGAGGCAGGAAAAATGAACTTGCCTTTAAAAACTGGGAAGACTGGGCAAAAAAAGCCTATTTGGTTATGTTCTCGCAAGAAAATAATAATTTGTAAAAATCACGATTTTCCAAGGCTACAAATGTTCTGTGGTATAATAAAAAAGAAAATATTATCAAAATGTTAGTTCTCATTTTAGCAGTCATTATTGGTATTGGTTCAGTATATTTACTTGGGGATAAAAACCCTGTCGAAGAAATCGCAGAAAAAGTCATAGAGGAAGAAATAGGGATAGACGTTGATTTAACTCCAAATAGTAAAAAGTATTCAAAATGAGTACATCAATAATTATTGCTCTAGACCTTGGTACTACTACCGGCTGGGCTACTCGCGAGGCAGCAGGCAACATAACTTCTGGAACAGTTAGCTTTAAAACTGGGAGATTTGAAGGAGGTGGCATGCCTTTTTTACGTTTTAAACAATGGCTTACCGATTTAAAGGCAACTTTAGGAGTAATTGATGCGATTTATTTTGAAGAGGTAAGAGCCCATAAGGGTGTTGATGCCGCTCATAAATATGGGGGATTTGTTGCTCACCTGACCAGCTGGTGCGAACATCACGGAATACCTTACTCTGGCATACCTGTCGGAACGATAAAGAAGCATATTACCGGCAAAGGAAATGCTCCTAAGGAGTCCGTAATAACTGCCGTTAAAAACAAGGGATTTTCTCCCATTGACGATAATGAGGCCGATAGCCTTGCTCTACTTGATTTTGTATTAACAAACCATAATAAAGGTATTTAAAATGTTTAAGAAACTTAATTTATTAATCGCTACTGCTAGCCTTTTATTCTCAAAAGTAGCTATGGCAGATAGTAAATATTATATAAAGGGGGGAATGGGAATAAACCATATCCATACAGTTAAATTTAGTAATCATGATTTTGAGGGTAAAATAAGGCTAGCAAATAGTTTTCCTTTAATTGAGGGAGGAATAGGTTATAAATTAACTGATTCTATTAGAGCTGAAATCCTTTTTGACTATTATTTTTTATTTCATACCGCTGAAACTTCATACAATCCTAACAAGGATATTTTTAAAATATTAGTAACAACCAAAGCTGATAGTTTAATGCTTAATGTATATAAAGACGTATTAAAGCTTGGTAAAATAACTCCTTTTATTGGTGGAGGAGTTGGAATTGCTACATTAAAAGAAGTCGGTAAAGGTTTTGCTATTTCAGCAGAAGATAAGATGCATTTTCCTTTGGAAAGTACTCAAAAAAAGACGTTTTATAAATTTGCTTATAAACTAACCGCAGGTCTGGATATGAAAATTAGCGAGACAGCTACGGCGGAAATAAGTTATAATTACTTTAATCTAGGAAATAATAAATCCAGAAATATCGGTGGCCTTAAAAATATCGGCAATCGTAATTACGGAGTTCATAATATTACCGCAGGTTTAAGATTTGCAATATGAAGTTAAAAGAATTACCAAAAGCTCCTATTCAAATACAACGGGATAATTTATTAATTGAGGTAGAACAGTTAAAAACCGCTTTACTTCAAAAAGATAATATCATTGCTACAAAAAGCAATACTGTTACAGAATTACAAAACCGCTTAAAAGTTCAGAGCGATTTAGCAACTGCAACCAGTACGCAGCTAGCTAATACACAACAAACTTTAAATTCAAAAATTCTAGAGTGTAATACTCTAAATGAAAGAATTGCTACCAAGGATTTGATTATATCTGAAAAACAAAACACTATTACCCAGCTACAAAATCAAAGAACCGTAGAGCATTTAAGCATCCAAGAAAAAGAAGCTCTTATTGTAACAATAACCCGTGAAAAAGCTTTACTTGTAGAAGAGCATCACAAATCTATAGAAGCATTAAGAGAACAATTGGAAGATAATAAATTACTTATCTTACAAAAAGAAAGTAGCTTGAGAGAACTAGAAAATCTTAATCGTGATCAAGCTTTATCAATGAACAGGCTTGAAGAAAGGGTGAATATTTTAAATCCCTCTTACAATCAACTTGAAACCGATCTCTTAGAGAGGGATAGCATCATAAAAACTCTTGAAGAAGATAACCATAAAAAAGAGTTGGTTATTAAAGAAATGAACAATAACCTACTAAAGAAAGACCTAATTGTTCAGGAGTTAGAAAATAAATTAGTAATTTCCGAAATAAAAACTGCTCCCGCGATAAACTATGAACTAGTCTTATTAAAAGAACAGTTAACTGATAAAAACCTAATTATTGAATTGTTAAAAAGTCAAAAAGCTCCTGTGTTTGAAATTTCCGATAGTAAAATACTGGAATCATTGGATTTTGATAATATCGACTATAAACTAATTACGAATGCGCCTTCAACAATAAATCATGATATTTTAAAAATTGAAAATATCCCACTTGCCCAGTCTGTATTATTAAGTGGTGATGTATCTCTCATAGAGGAAGAAGACTCAAATTAATATTGCCTATTTTTTAGGCAATTCTTGAAAGCTTAGAAAAATAACCTTTGTTAGCTTAATTCACAAAGTTATCAAGAGTTTTGTGGATAATTAATCTAAGATTTTGACGTTACTTGCAAATGTCTTTTGACCTTTGATATTTAGTTCGTATTCTACTTTCTGATTCTTTTTAAGCTCTTCTATACCTGACTTCTTAAGGTCGTTTTCATGGAAAAACACATCTTTTGAACCATCATCAGGTTTAATAAATCCATACTTGCCTTCGGTAGAATAAAATTTAACAACTCCTCTTTTCATAAATATAATTTCATTAGTTAAATATCCAACCCAAAATATCAGATTTAACGTGTACTTAAAAGCATTTCTGGTTATTCCGGTAGGTTATTCATCTCCTGCAAATTTTTATTTAAAGCTACCGCAGAATATCCGGTAATTGCTTTAATACGATGATTTAAAGCGGTAGTAGTTGCAAGGTTATTAGGGTTTTCTGCTAATTTTAAGGCTAAATCCAAAAACTTTTTATCGGTTAATAACTTGGTTGCACCATATCCCCCGCCAAGAAGCTTGGCTGTGGTAATAGGATCATAAAATAATCCAAAAATTGCCGCGCTAATCCCACCGGTAGTAGCCGTCCCTGATGGATTAGGAATATTTTTACTTTTTATAGCCATAGCTTTAGCTACAGTGCCTAATTTTTGTATTTTTTTAAAAGTCTCAGGAGTAAGCTGTTTTCTAATAGATACACTATTTTTAGGATTGTTTATTGCTTTAGCAAGAGCGTTATAAGATAGACTTTCAGTAGCGTAATTCGTAGCTTTATGGCCAAGTATATTTTCCAGTTTTTCTCTTCTAGCTACATCCCCGTATAATTTATCAGCTTCCTTAAAAGCATCATACCACTCTGGGTTACTCTTGCCGTACTCCTGGATATCCCGTGAAATCGCTTTTTGTATTTTCTTAAGCTGATTTTTAACTCCCGCGTCTGTATCCCATTTTATAATCGAATTCAGGCTCTTTTTAGTCCCAACAAGTTTATTAACATCATATTCTTGTAATGGTAACTTTATAGGACCATACTGACTGACTATCTTTGATGCCGGTTCAATCTCATTTTTAATAGTTTCAAGTGACTGCAGGAGGCTTTTTTCATCAGGGGAAAGAATAGCCGTATTGATTTTAATATCATCAATGGCCTTTTTAAGATTAACCGGTAATACTTTTGCCTCCTGTGGTAATGAAGTCGCTACTTTATTATATAAACCGGCAATATGACCTTCTACTTCTGGTGTCCTTGATGGACCAATTTCATCAAAAATATCACTTAATACTTTTTGTGTCTGTTCTTCGGCAAGTGCATATTTATTTTTTAACTTATTACCAAAAATGGGAGCTTTCCCCACGTACTGATCAGCTAAGGCCGTTAATTTAGAGTCGGTAACTGCTGCAGCAGGCAAATCTATGCCTAAATCTCTTGCTGCTCTAGCAGCCTCAATATTCATACTCTTAGGCGTTAATCCCATAAGTTTCATTGGTATTTTTGCTAATGTCTCTTTAGGTTTTGTAAAGTTATTTAACAGACTTTTACTTTTAACAATAGCAGTAGGAGTAGCAACGCTGGATATCAGATCAGATACAAGCGGATCAACTCCTGCTTCCTGCATTACTCCCGATCCTCCGCCTATGCTACTGCCTGTTCCTATATCCTTGGCAAATTTGGTTAATAAAGATTTACCACCCCCTCTAGCTGCTATTCCAGCAGCATTTACTCCGGCACTAGTTGGAAGAGGGAAGCTCGCCGTAGCTCCTCCAAATTCTCCTGCTTTATATAGAATATTCCCTAAACTATCATTCTCCTTAGGTTTCATGGAATCTAAAGATTCGAGGGCTTTATTTGTAGTATCAGACATTACTTGCGCCGACTCTGGCAGGATTGGAGCAACAACTCCGGGTGCTACCTCCATAACACCTGCCCCGAATTGATCTGCCGCTTCTGCCAACCCCGATCTACTAAAACCCGCTAATGCTCCTTTGCCAAATTGACCAAGCCTATCAAGAAAAGATGGGGAGGGTTCTTTTGCTACAGCTTTAGGACTCCGGTATTTATCAAATACACCACTCCTTTGGCTCGGTAATTGATCTCTATCTATATTTTTAGGAGCTTTATACTTATCAAATTTACTCATTAACTACCTGCAAACCATCATTATCTATGGCATCTTGTACCCAATCTTTATGAACCCAATCTTTTGCACCTGTTATCGGATCAACCATTAAAACCCTATCGCCGCCGTTACTGCTCTTATTCCCTTCCTGAAGACCTATACCTAGCATGGCTCTTAAATCATTAATAACGTTTATATTCGTTGCCATATCATTATCAGGCGATATCGTCGGTATATGTTTAAATTCCTCCTGATTCGTATATTTAAAAGCTTTATTCAATTTGCCGCGTAATACCTCACCTATTGCCCAAATCTTTGCCTGATCCGGACTATATTCCTGATTGCTGAATTTTGATCGGAAGTTTTTTGCCAGTAGCGACCTCTCTCCTTCAGAACCAAGGTTCGTAACTGTATTTTCTGCATGAGTCAGCATTCCTTTCAACTCTTCTAAAGCTTCTTGCTTCTCCTGATCTTTTTCACTTTTTTTAAAATTATTTAATAAATTTTTCTGCTTATCTCTCCTAAAATTATCCAATAAATTATGATGTCTTTTAGTCTCCTCCAATTGCCTCTCCTGGAATTTACGATGCCAGGATTTATCTTCTCTGCTATCGGCTAAAGCTTGCTCCGCTCTTTGTTGCTGCAATATTTGATTAGCCAAACGCTCATTTTCAGCAATAGCTGTATCCTCGCTAGTATTATAAGCCGAGAGTGCCGGATTCATCGCCCTCCCTATAACTCCTAAATTATTTTTAAAACCACGTTGCACAGGCTCGTTTGCTAAACCATTACCAAGAGCAAGTAACGCATTATTTATCGCTCTATGCTCCTGATCCCGATTCATCCCTAAGTTGCTTCGGGTGCTACTAACTGCTTTTGCTATTCCCTCATCAAAAGGATTTCTTTTTGTAGGGAGAGCTTGCATGCGATTTAATATTTCTTCTTCCATAATCATAATCAATATTACATTTGTGAACTAAAATTTAACTATTTAATTGCCCTTTTAATCGCATCATATCCTGATAATATTTATTATATTGATCCCAGAAATAATCAGCTCTTTTTACTTCTTCTAAATATAAAGGTAAGTTCCTATTTAAGTTTTTAATTATCCTAATATTATCGGTCGTATTAGACGGCACTTTTAAAGAATTTTCTAAAAACCATTTAAACCCATGTGTTGGATTTTGTTTAGACCATGAAAAAGCATTAACGCCATTGACGTTGGAACTGTTATATAAGTTATCCCTCTTTGCTGCCGATTCTTTATATTGCTCTAATCTTTCAAGATATAATTTGTTTGCCTGTTCTACTTTTTTTTCTTCCGCTATTTTTAATGCTTGTTCCTTCTCTTTCCTGATACGATTTTCTTCAGCTATTTTTAGAAGCCTTAATCTTTCCTCTTCCTGACGCCTTGCCTCTTCTTCTCTCTTTTTTTGAAGCTTGATATTCTCAAAATCAGCATAATTCTTGATACCTCCCATATCCTGATTTAGGTTACTCTCAAGGTCAGTCTCACTATGACTGACCGGTACAACCTGCGCATATTGAGCGAGTGCATGAATATTTGGCCTTAAAGACGGCGTATAAACAGAGGGGTTACTACTGACACCCGGATTAGCAAAAATACTGCTAATTTCTGGGCTTACATTGTATTTTACAATATCGCTTCCCGCCCCCCCAGGCCATTCCTGATTCCTCTCTTCTTCAAATCGCTCCCGCCTCTGGTTTAACTCATCTTGCGTATTTAGCCACTTGTCTACTCCGAGCTGGTTCATTCCGCTAATCTTGCCAAGTACGTCCTGATATTCGGACAATCCTTGCTGACCTAAACTATTTAACCGGTTTAAATCATTCATGTCACTTTTATTTAAACCGCTCATTCTTCCTCTGAGTACATCCTGTAATAGATTGTTTCTATTGCCAAAACGGCTTTTAGCGATTCTATTAATAGCATCCTCGGTTTGTGATAAATGTGATTGTGATCCATAAGTACCTTTTCGTTCATGATCCATACTAATTCTTGCTTTCTCTGACTTAATAAGACTTTTAGTATCGCCGTCTTGCTTGTTTACTTGTGGATCATAAATTGTAGGTAAATCGCCTATAGCTCGCGTTCCAACATTCTCTCGCCCCATTAACGAGCCATAAAGCTTATCTCTTTCTTCCCTTGATGAATCATTATAATCATGGCTCAAATCACCTAGCAGGCGATGCGATACTGCTAATTCTTCAGGCACATTAGCAAGCTGCTGACCATTGTAAGTAGGAGTCGGACTATTATAAAGATTTAGTCCCTTTTCAAGCACTTTAACTGCTGCTGCTTCGCCATAAGGTCCCATGTCATCAGGATTACCACCGCTATTTACTATATTGTATAACGCCTTCATCTTTTGCTTTGGAGCATTTACTTCCGCGTAGTACTTGTCCTTATCTGCTGAATTTGCTAGATGTGAGTATATATGCTGCTGATTGCCAAATTGCCCCAGCATATTAGTAAGTCCTGCTCTCTTTGCCTTCTCGGCTGACCCGAGCGCATTTAAACTATTGCCAAGTCCAGAATTAAATTCAGATTCCAAACTCTTTGCATCATTACTTAAGGCATCTATACCAACACGGGATAAATCAAGCCCCTTATTCAGGTTCTTGTCAAACTTATTATAAAAACCGGTTTGTCTACTACCGGTTCTATCTCCAAACTGTTTTCCCATCAGCTTCCATCCGGTATTACCCACCTCTCTTTGACCCGATGAGAGTATATCCAGTAAAGAGGTCTTCTGCCCCTCATTAAAACCTTGCGGAGTTCTATTAAAAACACTGCTCGCTTCCATAGAGTAAGGAGCAGGGCTATTGCTAAACTGATCTTCCAGCGTTCGTTTCTTCTGTGTTAAAGAAGACATTGGCACGCTAGTCTTTCCCCTATATACAGGTGCTTGGTTACTTACCATTCGCCCTACATCACGATTAATAACAGCTAAAGCTTGTTCTCGGAGGTCATTTAAGTTTTTCATATTATCCCCTTAAATAACTCTCTAAAGACTTTACGCGTGGCGGAAGATTTACTTTTCCCCCTCTTTTATGTTTGCGAATGTTTTTTACAAACATGTCTAATTTTTTAGCACCTAAATCGTTATCTCCGTTACCCAATTTACTAACAATCTGAGGACTAATTTCCATTTCTCCATGAGAAACTAATGCTTTAATCTTTTTTTCTCCTGCTAAAGAATTACCATCTCCAGCATCAGCTACTACATCAGCTGGCATTACATAAGAACCATCTAGTAAATCCCTTCTAACCTTATCATCTTGCCCCCCGCTATCACCACTTAAATAAACTATAGGACTTGCAGGATAATAGGTTTCTTCTGTTAAATAAGCATAAGGACTACGGGCTCTCCCGCCGCCTTTCATTCTAACAGGATTGCCTTCATCATCCATATACTCAAGCCAGCGACCGGTTCTTGCAAATTCCTCAGGTGATACAACGCGCCGATTAATACGACCCATGTTCTTTATATCTTCATCTAACTGCTTGTTTTTCCGCTTTTTTTGTAAATCAGCACGTGCGGTTTCCAGAGCTTCATCAGCTTCAACTTCAGCAATCGTCTTACGACTAGCGTTGCGATATCTTCTTTCTTCCTCTGCTATTTTCTCTGGACTCTTTGGCTTCTGCCGACCAGCGTATTGAGCTGCTACTGTCCCAAGTGTTAGTAAATTCCCTGGTTGTGTTAGATAGTCTTTTGCATTATCACCAAACTTTTCTAGAAAACCCCTGTTATCTACATAAGGGTAGCCTGGATATTGCATTTGCGGATATTGTCCATACTGAGGTGGCACTCCACCTCCCATACCTGAAGAAAGTGCAGTCGCAGCGCTAAGACCACCACTTACATAAGGATTACTTCCTCCAAGCCCGAACAGTCCACTACTACCGCTTGAACTCCCCATGCCTAAAGCAGGTAATATCGCATTAGTACTGCCGTAATTACTAAGACTAGAACCAAGAGCCGTAGCTCCAAGTCTGCTTGCTCCCCATCCAAGCCCTGAAGCAACTGAAGGAAGCGCCGCACCCATACCCGCTCCTTTTAACGCTCCGCTCAAAGCACTCTTGCCTCTTGCTGCGTGTTGTGCTCCCTGACCGAGTGCGCCGCCGATAATACCGCCTATCCCGGGCGCAATCATGTTACCGATAATTGCTCCTGCTCCTCCTCCAAGTACACTTTTTATCGCTTTAAATGGGTTTTTGAAGAAACCATATTCACGAAGTCCGGTAGCAGGATTTATCGTCCCGCTTCCTCCTAAACTTTTTAATATATGAGCTTCAATAGGATTAATATGGGCAAGCTCGGTATCGCCGTTCCTTCCGTGTCTCCGAATCAGATCGGCAAGTCTTGGTAAGTCTTCCTCTTTGACCGAGCCTCCTTCTTTAAAAGAATACTGTGCTCCGTCATTATCGTAAGCATTCCCGTAAGACATATAAGGATCGTCATACCCGCTGTCTTCATAACGAGGATCAGGCATCTGATTATCGCCATCAGAAGCTAAGCTATAAGGCTCGGAGGTATTATAAGGGTAGTTGTAGGTATTTAAATATGGATCGTAATTTTGCATCTTTGCCTCTAGTCTATAACAAAAATAAAAGCTTTATTTTTATTATAGCGGAAACAATCCTAATCCATGTTTTTTCGTAAAAAAAAGGAGCTAAAAGATTAGCCCCTAAAAACAGGAAAAAAATGAGTGCTCACATTAACATATTTTAACAAGCAAATCTAGGTGGATTTTCTAAACTTACGCCGCTTCCATATCTTGCGAATAGTTATACTGCTCGTTAATATATTTTATACAAGCCAGTTGCCTTGCCTCCCCTAAATCGGCAATACTTTCAACACCAGCTTTGCTACACCACTTGTTTATTATCTCGCTTGATACGTTATGCAATTTTATAAGTTCTAGCAACTCTAAAAGTGTTTCGCTTGGTTCTTGCCTTGTTACTTCTTCCTCCTCTAGTACAACGTCATCGAATTTAATAAGTTCTATGAATTTGGCTAAAGTTTCGCTTGGCTCTTGCCTTGTTACTTCTTTCTTCTCTAGTACAACGTGATCGAGTTTGTTGCTTAGCATATCGGTTTTTGTCACATGTGTTACGTTCTTTTCTGGCATATCTACTACCTGATAGTCTTGTGCCTCTTCAACTGTTATCAAGCCTCCTAAAGCATCTGCAAACTTATCTCTAAGAGCAAAACCTCTAGCTCTCATCTGCATCATTCTTTTCGGATACTGAGTCCAAGGACCAGTCTTACCCCATAAACCAGCTTTTTTAGCATCTTCTATGCTAAAGCTTACAGTATGCTCAGTTTGGTTCTTACGTTTTACTGTGCAAAAAACTGTATTTGTTTTCTCATCATACCACTCCTTGATATCTTCAAATGACGAATGCGCCTGTACAAGAGCAAGTAATGCGTCGCCATACACGGAGGGTTTGCCGTTAATAACCGCTATATTCTGCAAAGCCTGTATAGGCTTTAACCCAAGTTCAGCTCCCATCTGTACGGCAACCAGAATATCTGCTGCTTTACCTTGGTAAGTTTTTGGCACCATAGCACTATTTGCTATAATAGTAGCATACTCCATAGCTTCTTTTAAATTACTCGGTGTTAATAACGTTGTTTTTACTGCTATATTACTCATTTTCTATATCCTTTCTTTTAATTACATTTCTAAATTAATAACCTTATATCTGTGCTTTTCTTTGTCGTAATCCAGTAAATAAGAGACACTAGCTCCTATATCTTTCGGTCCAATACCTGCATTAAAAGCTTGTGTTTTATTAAAAAAATATTCTTCATCATGATCGTCATCGTCAATAATAAAGCCATAGCCTTTTTCTTCGTTATAAAATTTGATTTTTCCTGTATGAATATAGCTTGTATTACTCATTTTCTTCAACCTCCTCCTCTTCTATTTTCTTGTTAAAATCTCTATACAAAACTGTTATCCATATACTAGTAGCCAATATTAATACTGCGTATGCCATAAAGTGAATATTACAAACCATTGTTACCTCACTTAATTAAAAACATTCTTGATTGCTTTCCTGTGTTTAGACATTGTTCGTATGCGTCCTTAAACATTTCCTTTAGTTTATTGACGTTCACAAGAGACCTCGGAACAGTGTTTTTCCATGTGGCTATCACATTGCCGTTAATGTCTATTAGTACATCATAATCTCTCATAAATTCCTGTATATCGGTCTTTAATTTCTCAATGGTATCAGCTATCCTATTTTCTTCCTCCTTAGCCGCTTTAAGTTGTTCCCATTTTTCCAAAATGTTACTTTCCGCTACTATTTCGTGATGGTTACTTTGTGGAAATAAATTAAATGTATCCCTAGTACTCACACATTTAGGCGGGATTCTTTTTTCTATATGGTTATGCCAGAAATTACAGGCTATTTTAATTAGCTTTTCCTCTAACTCCTTATTTCTATTATACGTGTATATTCTAAAATCTTGACCTCCGATGAGTACTGCTGTATCAACTACTGGAACATTACAAACTGCCGAATATGTAGCGTTTTGAATAAGATAGGACTCGGGGATTTGGTCAGTCCCTAAGTCGCCCCATTCTTTAGCTTTAAGAAACGAAGCAGTTTTACATTCAAGAATACGCCTTTTATTATCTGCCCACCGATCAATATTAGCTGCTAAAAATGAATATTCAGGATGATAAATCGTGTTTGGCTCTATTTCCACATCATAGCCAGTATCCTCACTATAAGCCTTAGCAACCACATCTTCTAAAAGGTTGCCCCACCTCATTGCAGCGTTAGTCTCTTCGGTTATGTCATCGCTGGTTTTATCTAAGTATACGTCAAGAGCAGTCCTATAAGGGTTAAGTCCTGCGATAGCACCTAGATCACTTCCACCCAAGTAATTCTTACGCTCCCTTAGCCATTGTTGCTTGTTTTCCATACTAATACCATTATTTCTTTATTTATAACTTTCTGTATTAATAGTTTAATGTATTCCTATAAATATTTTTTTAAATTCTCAAATGTTTCTAATGTTTCTTTTTCAATTACAAGAAAATTATATTTATTAAATCCCTCAATAAATTGTAACAATAAATCACAAAAAGTTTTTGGAACTACTACCCATTCATTATTGGTTTGAGACTTAAGCCACATTGACAATTCGTGCGTATCTACACCATCAATTTTAGTAAATAGCAACCTCATAAACTCTTCTTTCGGAATAAAACGATCTTTTATTACTGACATCTTAAACCTCTACCCCCCTTGATTGTAAATAATAAGAGCGCAAGCTTTGATCATGTATGTAAGCATTATACTCTGCCTCCTCTATTGTCTGCTCTAGAGCTACTGGGTCATATTCGCTACTATCCCAATCTATACAATAGTCGTTTGCTTTCTCGAGTAAATACTCGTATTTATCAATATCAACCATTAATTGGTAGTAATTCTCGCCATAACTTTTATAGGGAATGTTATAAAACATAGCTCTCTCAATCTGCTCTTCTATAAACGCTTCTCTTGCTCGTTCGCCAATTCTAGCAAATGTTTCTTTGCTAGATGCTGATAATTCTACAGGTTCACTTTTAGCCTCGTGAAACTTAGGCTTATCCGTGATATTAGCAGGCAGCTGATCTATTATTTTTTCTAGATTTTCTTTAGATTGGTTTCTTTTTTCAAAAATTCTTATAGCCTCCTTCTTAGCTTCTAAATTTTTTAGAACTTGTAAAGCTTCCTTTGGTGAGATCAACATTTGCCTTAAAGCTTCTTTAGCCTTGGCAACGCTTAGTTCTTCAAGTCGTGACACAGCAGATAATTCGCAATTTACTGGTTCTATTGTACCATAACTTGCTAGATTATTAATGTTTTTACGATTTTTTTCGTAAGAATTTCTACCTTGACATAATGGTAGCGTTGAGATATTTTGCATATACAATCTCTTTTTAATTTATTGAGAAAAAGTAAGAATTTTTAGCGTTGAAACTGGAAAATTCTTACAGCTTTATATAAGGATTCCAAAACGTCTTAAGGTGCAAACTTAAGGCGTTTTTTTATGCCTTATGATGTGAGTATAGAGGGAAAAACCTAACTTGTCAACAAATAATTACAAAAAAAGCAATTATTTTTTTAATTTCTCT